GAAAAGGAGACTGCTGCATTTGGTGAATCTTCAAAGATTAGTTTATACTGAGTTCCAACTTCTAAGGTTGTTGGAAGTGTAATAGAGTATGCACTACCAGCATTAGCAACAACAAAGATTTTTCCGCTATCATCAATAGCATCTAAAGTTTTTGCTGCACTAATTTTTAATACTGGTAATAAATATCCACCATTACCGCTATTTCTTTCTAATATACTACCTCTTGCCATTTTATAATCCCTCCACGTTGTATAGAGCGTGACATTCAGGTAATGAAATTTCAAGACCAGCTTCTGTTAAAATCATGTCTTTTCTCAAATCTTCATCCGCAGCTTGTACGTTTGTCATAATTTGAGTGTCACGATTTAAACCGTTACCAACTAATGGTCTGTATGCTAATTTAGACATATCAGCCATAAGCATGAAGCCACTTGCAATTCCTCTGAATAGAGGTTCTTTCACTAAGAACATAGAACCGTGTACAGTGTTAATTTCCATTAACTGGTGGCCAAAGCTACCTTGTACGTTGTTCATGTTAACTCTGTATGGTCCATTTGCATGTCCAACAGAAGCGTCAATGAAAGCACCGTCGCCCATTTTGTTGAAGAAAGTGATTACAGGCAATGAAGCAAGTACAAGTCTTTCACTTGAACCGCCTCTTGCTGGGTCAAAGATAACCTCTAAGTCAGCTAGTAATCTATCATAAGTAAGTTCAGCTTGTGCTACACTTCTGTAGTAAGCGTTACCTGATGAATATGAAAATGCTGAATTGTCAGTTACTGGAGCAACATTTTTAACAATGTGTCCAACTAGACCTTCACTATATTGTACTCCGTTAACACGAGCTTTCTGTCCAAAAAGCATAGCTCTTTCGATGTCTACTTTGTGTTCACGTAATTTTTGAGCCCAAATTCTATCGAACTCATTTGCATAGCCACGATATCTTGTAGCTATTGCTGTGTTTGTCATCTCACATGCTGTTTTAAAGATTTGAGTATAACCATAGTCGTCTTCAATTGTATCTGAGAAAGTGTCAGGTGAACCTGTTCCTTCTCCAAATGATGTACCAACAATTTGACATTCGTCATTGTCAGCTAATACATTGTATCCTGATACGTTTGAATTTGACAATTCAATAACTCTACCTGAGAAGGTAGTGTTAGCTGATTGTACGTTTGGTGCAGACTCAACTCTTACTAACGCTTGTGCATAACCGCCAGTCCCGTCGACTGTTTTAACAGCTAAAACCATTCCTTTTGTAAGGAAGCCAATAGCTGAACCTGCTGCATCATCAACAGTAAAATCATAAAGATTATTTGCTGATACAGCACTACCACCGTTTACGGCTGCTGCTAAGCTAAAGTTACGTGCAGTGTAGTTAGTGACAGTTCTATTTTCTAAATATCTGAAAATATTGTCATCTGTAGCTACTTTAGCAACTTGACTTAGATAGACGAAAAAAGGTGACTCCTCTGGCATAAGTTCTGCAACTCTATCAGAGAAATCATACAGCTTTCTTTGGTCTGGAGCTTGTCCGTAATCCGCGCTTGTAGCAGCTGCGGTTATTTGTGATGCCTTTAATTGTCCTTGATTAAAAGCCATTTTATTTCACTCCTAAGTTAGTTTTTAGCTAATCTACCAATACGTCCAGCATTCATAACTCTATCCCATACTTGGTCTTCTTCAGATTTTTGTGGTTGTTGACCACCTTGAAGAACACCAGCTGGTTTAGGAATTGATTTAGCTTTTTTAACAGCTTCTAAGTTTTCACTTTGCTTTGTGCCCTTACCCTCTCCTTCTTTCCACACTTTAATAAGTGTTTCTATAGGAAGATTGGCTTTAGGTGTAGTTGCAAATTGCAAAAACTTTTCAGCATCTTCTTTTCCAAGATTATGCTCTGATACCAATTCTGATTTTAAGTTATTCATCGCCATTTGATTTTGTAGTTTAGCTAGTTCGTTATCTACTGTTTCATGTACAAGCTTTTTTTCTTGACTTACTCTAAATTTGTAAGATTCAGATTCTGGCTTGTAGTAGGCGTCCCAAGGGTCAAAGTTATCTGGGGTTGTACTTCCCTCATTCGCTTTTTCCTCAATAGATTCTCCAGCAAGGCTTTTTTCAATCACATCTACTAACTCAGGTTTGTCAGACAATACTTGTCTTAACTGAAGCAAATCACTACTATCTTTTTTAAGATTTTCATGTTCTGCTACCTTTTTGTCGTACATTGATTGAAACTTTTTAGCTTCTCCTTCCCAATCTACAGCTTCAGATGCTTCTACACCTTCTTCTTGTTGAGGCTCTATTGAAATAGTTTGCTCGTTTCCAACACCTTCAACTATTGGGTCTTGCTGTTCAACCTGTTGTTTATCTTGTTCTTTTGCCATGTTTTTTCTCCTAACCCTGATTTAATCCTAAGATTCTGAACCAGGCTCGATTTCTTCTTCTTCCTCCATAGATTGTCCCATTTGGTCTACTAGCATACCTAATTGCATCACCTTTTCTTTTTCTTTAGACTTTGTGGCATTTCTAATTTCACTCAATTGTGATTTAAACTTCTCTACTTCTGTACGCTTTCTGGATGAAACCTGTTCACGTTCAGATGTTTGTAAGTCGCCACTTAGCTTCTTAACTTGATTTTCAAGCTGTGTGATATATTGTTGCATTTGAGCCATACGGCCTTTTCTTTGAAGGACACCTTCTTTGTCAAAGATTTCAGTTTTCTTTAAAACCTCGACATCATCTACCAGTCCAAGTTTATACGCGTCAAGATACATGTTGTATTCAGATACCTTGTTGCTAGGTAAAGTTGAACCTGATATAACTCGAATGTCATGTTGTCCAATTTGAATATCATTCGTTATGGTCAATATTTCATTCTGTTTATTATCGTACATTCTCATATTAACTGAAAATTCAGTAATATCATTGTTTGGTTGTACAATTCTAAATGTTTTTGCATATCTATAATGGTCTTTAGCTAAGTTGTAAACAACTTGACCAACCATCGATAAACTTGCTTCAATATCTCTTAATTTTGATTTACCTCTTGATTCTCCCATTTCTGATAAAAGCATAGTGCCTCTTACAGATTCTGGTGCTTGGTCTTTAAACCCTTGTAAAAGTTCAGGTATACCAAAATTTAAATCTATATATTTTTCTACCCTATCTATTAAATAATAAAACTCACTAGTTAAAGGAGCTGGTTGTGGATAGTGAGGTTCACCAAATTCAGGGTTATATTCTATAACCGCATTTGGATTAGCCCAATCTTTCTCTAATTGACTTACACTATCTACACTACCTTCTGGTATTAATAACTTCAGACCAGCGGCTGATTGAGCGTGTGACAAGGTCAAAGAGAATAACTTGTTTAAAAGTCTCTGAGAGTCCTTAACCTTGTTCACATCTGATTTGGGATAGGGAGTATTAGTCCAAATGTTCGTAAAAGGAACAATTGGATATATATCAGTATTTAGAATACGCTCATAAAGTAATGTGTCTCCAATGCTACTGCATTGTGCAATTCTTGTTTGTTGTATTTCTTCTATTTGTATAGCACCAGACTCTATAGCTCTTTCTGTTTCTTCTTCTTGTAGAATCTGTAAATAGATTTCTGGGTCAACTATTTTTTCAGCACCACTTACTGTGTTAAACAATCTATAGTATGGTACTTTTACTTTGTAAAATCTATCAAGTATTTGATATTTTTGATTTACATTGTAATCTAAATCTTTTGCTTCAGCAGGTGTTAATACATTGTTACTATTTTTTAAATTAGATGTAGGATAATCTTCACCATACAAAGAATTTACTCCTACCTCTATATCGTCAATCATTTCTTCTAGTTGAGGATATAAATCTAAAACTTGCTGCCTGGTTAAAAAAGTAGACAATATCATTCCTGATGCGTCATTAAAAAATCTATCTCTTGACGCTGGGTCTACATAAACTCTAAAAGGGTCTACGTGAGTATACTTAACTTCACCTCTTCCATAATCTGCTTCAGGGTCAACATATACATACATATATCCCAGTCCAGTAACAGCATAATCATGTACAACTTGTTTAAATGTACTATCTCCGTTTGATATATCCCATACATATTCTAGTATAGTTCTCCAAACGTTTGCTAATTTATTATCAGAATCTTCTCTTGCTATTACAGAAAACCTAGCTGGTCTAGCTGTAAGTAAAGATTTTAGTTTATCAACAGCAGCATATACTCTATCAA